TCTTTAGCAAATGCTAGGATCTCGTTAAAGCCTTCTCTGTTAGACATAAGAGTTTCTTCCATCTCTTTTTTGTTCTTTGCATTAAGAGTGCTCATCATGGCGTTTAATGCTTTTGCGTCTTCCATAGAAAGCTTTACTGTTTGTCCGTTCTTGAGCTTAAGATTACTTGGCTTAAAATTTGCCTCTTCGAGCTCGACCTCTTCGCCATAGTAGCCAGCAGACATCGCCATTTGGCTTCCTTTAGAATACGAGTACAATGTTTGCATCATTGAGAAAGTGTTAGCGAGTTTGTTCTGCCACCATTCTTCTGGATCTAGATCTTCTATAGCAAGATACTCCATGATCTCATCTGCGGCGTACCCAATAAAGTGAAGTTGGCGCATCATCATTGAGATTTCTTCTTGTGGTTCCTCAGATACATATTCTGGAGCTTCGAAGATTTCTTCTGTTTTTTCTGTAACGATCTTATCTAAAAGACCCTTGAATGAGATACCTTCTTTCTTTGTAGGAAGGCCTTTGTGTTTTGTGCCGGCAAAATCTTCTAGATCTTTTTCAGACATTGATTTAGCGAGCTTTTTGACTTGATCTGAAGCGTCGTCCATTTCACCACGCTTATAAGCAAGCGCCATGCCCATGAGCTTTTGTTGCGCTTGAGATACTGATTTTTCTTCTAAGGATTCAACTTCTTCTTCGTCAAGATCTTCCTCTTGAAAAGACTCGTCAACGTTTCGTGGTAGATTAAAAGGCTTGTCTTTTACAGCGTAAGCTTGATCGTATGCTGCATCGCCTTCTTGATCTGCAGGGCGGCGCTTACGAGTTACGCCTTCAATCTCTCCTGTGAATTGAGAGTCAAGAGCAACAGGATGGCGACCATTAGCCAACACTACTGTATGCTGATCCTTGAATCTCTTTTCTTCGGCAGACTTAGGCTGCGCTACCTCAGAAAGAATTTTCTTAAAAGTTTTCATGTTGAGTCCCTATGTTAAATTAGCACAAATATATGACTTATTTATAAACAAATTAATTTAAGTTATTTCTTAGCACTATTCGTTAGCATGTTCGGTCGTGACGTTTCTGTTCCAATTTGAGATTGTTCTGCCTCATCACCGCCGTCATCCATGTCCATTTCATCTTCTTCTGGCTCTTCTTCGGCTTTTTCTTTCTCGATTTCTTTTTGAATCTCTTTATATTCTTCTTCGGACATTTGAAGAACGTTTTGAACAACCCATTTCTTAGAATAGAATTTACCTATCTGTTCTTCAATATCTCTTAGAGTGTTTAAGCGCTCTCTGAGAATTTCAGCTTCTTTCAGCTCTGTGAAGTAATTGTCTAAAATAAAGTCGTATCGGATATCGTTACGAATATTCTCGAATTCTTCAGGAGTAAGAATACCTTTAAGTACGAGTTGCCTTTCTAGAACTATATTAAACAACCAAGAGAATCGAGTTCTAATTCTACGAATAAACTTACTAAACTTAAGCTCATCACGAGTAATTTCAGAAGCTCTACCAAATGTCGCCATTGTTTCTGGTTCTAAACGGCTTAGAGGTACCTTCAGTGCCTTATATAGTTTGCGCTGAAAGTACTGTAAATTTTCGTCAGTGCTCAGGCCCTGAGCATTCCCGCCGGCCAGAGTATCTACTTCTGTACTACGCTCACCACCTCTACGTGGGAACCAAAAATCTTCTGTCATTGTCATCATCTTGCGAGAATCAGAAATCTCACCAGTTGATGCATTGTATTGTAACTTGTTCTTGTGGCGAGTCATCATATCACGAAGATATTGCTCAGCCTTACTCTTAGGCAAGTTACCAACGTCAATATAAAAAATGCGACGTTCCGGCGCTCTTGTAAGCGTGTAGATAACCGTCGCATCTTCTAACATTCTAAGTTGGTTCAGTGGCTTGATAGCTGGATGCAGGTGAGAAAGAACAAGTGAATTGTTCTCATTCATCAAACCCGAGGTAATTCTAGCTATCGAGTCTTTGGCTATTCTAAAGCCTGTTGTTGATCCTGTAGCACCGCCACTTTTGCTTGAAGTAAATCCACTGTCAGAGTAAAGATAGTACTCGAATTTTACCTTTTTAGTAGGTACTCCAGCATGCTTATCTTTTTCTTTATCGCTAATTTCTCTTATAAGCTTAAGCTTACGAGGATCAACGTATCTAAGTTCGGTTACGCCTTTTTTAAGATTCTCGTTATCAATAATAATGTGATAGTTCAATCTTCCGTCGATATAGAACTTACTGAACATGTCATAAGCATTATTAGAAAAATCAAATAACGCTAGAATATTTTCAAATTCTTCAGTAATTTTTTCTTTTACTTTATCTGGAAGATCAGTTTCGCCAAGCGAAATTTCTACTACCTGATCATCTGTATCTACACTTATAGCTTCGTTAACGATATCGTCAATAGCCTGAGCAATCTCAGGTTGCATAGCCATAGCTCGATATTTAGTAATAAGTTCCGATTCAGTTTTCGCCGAACCTTCCATATCGAGAATTGTATTATAAAAGCCACCGAGCACATTACCAGTGACGGTAATGGCGCCATCATCGTTCTGAGGCTCGGCAAAAGAAACAGGTCTGTTTTCCTGTTCTTCTTCCGGCCTCTTGATCTCGAAGCCAAAAATTTTCATTCTATATTCCTAAATTATGTAGTCGGAATTCCGGTCGTTCCTTCGACTCTCCAGAAGTCATATTGGAACGTTACTGTAAATTCTTCAATAGAGTCTGTAGTAGTCCAATCCATTCCAATGTCACTAATAGCAACAGGATGCAACCCTTCGAATACGTATGTTCGAATAGGATCTCCGTCCTTGCTGTATTGTGTAATAATTCCATTTGATTTGTAATCCTGAGGAAGAGCTCTTAGGTTGCCATCATGAGTATTGATAGCATTTGACCAAGCTTCCATTGCATTTCTTACAAGGAAATCCTCATCGTTGATTACTGTTACTGTCCAATCTTCGAAAGTTCTATCACCCGCATATTTTATCTGGCGACCGAAATATGGTACATTAAAGGTTCCTAGAGTAGAGGCCGGAATACCGGCCGCTCTCACCATGAATGGAACTTTAAAGTCGGCTGCAGGATCAACAGGGTTTAGAATTTGAACTTGGAAAAGAGTTGGACGAGCACCACCACCGACTAGCTGTGATTTGAACTCGTTAATATTAAATGCCATGCTCTCGTTCTCCTTTTAATTAATATTTATTATGCAATCGAGCCAACGATTTCTTCAAATTCGATACCTGTTCTTGTAGCCACGAATGTAAGCTCAATAACGTTAATTGATCGAGCAGGCTTGATGAAGATATTCGCCACAAACTTATTCTGGTCGACGATAGTAGGAGTGTTTACTGTAGAATCAGAAACCACTCTAAAATCAATGATTCCACGACGACCCTGAATTTCTCTTAGGAACGGTTCAACAATATTTCTGAACTGTGTTTGAGAGAATTCATCGTTAAACTCAAACAAGAACGATTGAGCAGCATTAGCAATTGCTTTTTCAACAGCAATGAACAATCTACGAACATTGATTCTATCGAAGGCACTAACTTGACCTAAGCCAGTCTTGTCGCCGAATAGAACAATACCCTGTCCAACTTGTGACATAACTGGGTTAATGTCTGAACTGTAAAGCTGATCGCGTTGTGCTTTGTTTGGGTTGAATGCAAGTTTAACAACATTCTTGATTACACCCTTACGGAAACCAGCTGGTGACTCATAAGGCTCTACGCGAGAAGCAAGTCCAGCCATGTCACCGTTGAGTGGAACCCAGCGATAAACATCGTTGTACTTGTCGTAGCGATACTTGTATCCACTATCCATGAACCAGTAAGAGCTGTTCTGAAGTTTGTTGCGATATGCAATGATCTTAGAAAGCTTAGCGTTTGTTCTGTTCTCATCTACTGCTGCTTCTTTAGAAGGAGATAGGAACGCAACGGCATCCTTACGATTATCAACAATGTTGCTGATAATGTAGTTTGCTCGTGTTCCGGCGTCATCACCCTTACCTTGTAGGATGAAAGAAACGTCAATCTCGTTTGCGTTAGCAAAGAAATCGTATCCATCAGCTAGTGCTGAAAGTGCTACAGCCGTCTCAGAAGTTCCATCCGTGCCACCTGACATTACTTCATAGCCAGATGTTGCAGAAAGTGCTGCAGTGTTAGCAACCTTAATCCATGAAGAATTATTTGCGATAACATCAACGTAGTAGTTTGTGCTTCCGTCCGCTAGTGAGGCACTAGATGAAGTAGAAAGGTTTTCATATATTTCTATTGGAGTGCCGGCTTCACCAGTAATGTTACCATTTCTGTCGATTACTACGATGTTATAGTTATCTGTGCTTGGAGCCTTACCAGCAAAAGTAGAAGAGTTTTTCCACTTCTTAGTAATCTTAATTTTGCTTGGAGCTGTTTCAAATAGTCTGTAAGAAGAAGCTAAACCAATATCGTATGTGAAGTATGCAGCAGCTGCAGTGTTGGCTTCGAGATTGCCGACATTAGTATAGGCAACTTCAGTAATAGAAGTAACAGTGATAGTCTGATAACCAACTGAATCGTTTCCGATTTCGATCAAATCACCTACTACAACCGCTGGCAATTGATCTGCTGCAGCTACCAGGAATTTTAGTGTTGTGCTGTTGTAGTCTAGTGTATCGTCCCAAAGACCGAGAGTGCCACTAAACGATAGTGTGTCAATAAAATCACCTACAGCAGCAAGCTCTTGAGAGAAGTTAGCACCCTTGACGTAAGAAACATCGATTTCGTTTCCTAGAGATCCTGGATATAGAGCTTCAAAAGCACCGAAAGTAGATTCACTTGGATCGACTTCTCCAATATCGTTATTGCTTGGTGCAGTGTTTGCGTCATACAGAACAATATCTGTAGAATCTGCTGCTACAGCACCGTTATCTACACGAGCAACCCAAAGAGCGCTAGAGTAAGAAAGATAATCTGCTGCAGTAAAAAATGTTTCATAGTTAGTATCGTCTGGCTTGCCAAAACGATTAGCTAATTCATTTTCAGAAGAAACGAGAACTGTCTCTCCAACTGGACCCCATCTAAAAACACCCGCAATAGCAGCAGGTGGCGTTGCGATGGCTGGTACCGCTGCTGATGCGTCCACTTCTCGAACGATTACGGAAGGACTTACGGAAAAAGCCATATTTTTCTCCTTTAATATTATCTATGTAAACCTAGTTTTAATTTGAATTATCACTATTCTATTTATAAAATTAAGAGTTTATATCTGCCAAGCTTCTCTAGCGAGATCGAATTCATCTTCTGGCGTCTCTTCTCCCGTGTCGATGAAACCGAAC